CTGATAATATAATTTTAAATTATTCAGAACTCAAGTACGGTCATACATTTAGAACCGCGGAAGATATTTCTATACCTACAAAAGAGTTTAAAGTTTTAGATTTCTATCTCGAAGATTACTTTGAAGAAATTAATTTAAAAAATCTACTATAGCGGTCATTATAGTACGTTAGAGAAACAATGAGTGTAATTATCTTATCATTTACTGAAAATCCTAGTTACTATACAATGCTTAAACATTGTATAGAGTCTATAGGTGATTATGAAATAGTTGTTGTTGAAACAAACAACAAATTAAAAGGTAAAGATATGATGCTACCTGCTAAGTTTATCTTCCCGGAAGAAGAGTTTAACTATAATAAGTTCCTTAATTATGGTTTTCAAAATTTAAGTAGTAAAGAAAAGGTTATTATATCTAATAATGATGTGGTATATGAACCGGGTTGTATTGATGCATTATTTGAAAGTTTAAATACCTACGACTCTGTATCACCAGTAGAGATATATAGTGATAAAAACATTACTGGTAATACTGTCGGCGAACATGTAAAAGGTTGGTGTATCGGTTTAAACTATAAAGTATATGAACAGATGGGTGGGTGGGATGAAAGCTTTAAGTTCTGGTATCAAGATAATGATTATTGCAATTTTCTACAAAAACACTCTCTGAACCACGCTTTGATTGGAAATGCAGTGGCTAAACATCTCTGTTCGAAAAGTCATTCCTTAGTAAGTGACTTAAAAGAGTTTACTAACGATCAAATTAGCACGTTAGAACAGAAGTGGGGTAAATAAAGTTGATTAAAAGATACAATATCATATCATTAGATATGATTATCGATCAACAAGTTTATAATGGCGATCTTATTCACGATCGTTTCGCGTATAAGTTCTTTAGAAAAGAAGTCTCACCTTATGGTAATATTGTAGCTTTTAGGGCTCCTATGTATGTAAGTGATAATTTAATTGATTTGGAAGATACACTAGCCAATGACTATATTTTTTCAGAGGATGCAATTAACTTCTGCTGGGAGATACCTAATTTATGTCCCTTAGGAGCAGTTGCTTTTCAACGTCTCTTCAATACTACCATTGCAGGTATGTTAGGTCAACTTATTCAAAGACCGATCAACATGGATGGTGATGATATTATGGTAACTGATGAGTTTATTGGGAGTGATAGTAAAAAGCGCTCAGAAGGTAAAGTAAGTGTTTCAATTACATATAGTAAGGAAGATATTGCTTTAGGTCATACCGGCATTAATGTAAAGGCGGGTAAGAAAGCTCCTGGGTTTGCTTATTCAAGTAATATGAGTGATAGTCAGATAGAGGCTTTTATGGACGCGGTAATTAAAGCGTTTGAACTGGAAGTAAAAGATCAATGGATCGCTACAACTAAAATAATTAGTTAATGAATTTTTTTCAGCTACAAAATAAGCTGTTCTACTCTAAAAAGACAGATGCTGAGTTTTTAGATTCAGAAGGTGAACAATCATTTACTCCGTTTATGTTTAACAGGTGGTTATCTTTTTATAATAAAGGTATGGCTACTATTACTAATGAAACGTTAAATAGATTCGGTGGTATTTTTCAGGATAAACAACAGCAATATAGGCTTTATTATTATTTTATTCCGAGATTGAAGTTTAAGCGTATAGCATATAATAAAAAACTTAAAAAAGAGGCTAGTGAAGAAGAGAATCTTGATCTTATTGCGCGTAATAAGAATATCTCTGTAAGAGAGTTAAGGTCCTATATTGATTTTCATGAAACTTGTAGTAAATAAGTTATATGGCAATGGCATCTATTGATAATTTAGCTCCTACAAGAAGTCTAATTGACTTGACGCAAGGAGGTAAGGGTGATTTTGGGTTAGACGACTACCAGCTTAGTTTTGTTTTTGATGATATTCTTCTTGTAGAGTATGCTGATGAGTCAGCTAACGGAGATGAAGTTTTACGTAATGGTATAGTCGTTCCGACAAACGCAATGACTAAAGCATGGCGTAAGGGTAGAGTTATTCTTGCAGGTCCTGATGCAAAGTACGCAAAAGAAGGAGATATAGTTATATTTCCAAATAATCTCGGAGTTACCATTTCTAATGTAGAGATTACAGGTAAAGGTAAAATTGCCAAGGGTGTTTTTCTAAACGAAGAAAGAATGTTTGGTATATGTAAACCTAAAAATGATAATACAGAGGTCAGCACTTGATTCTATTCTTTTAACGAATGTAGTAGACTTAAGATTTGCGCGCAGAATACCTAAAGCGGGGTTTCCTGCTACTCGACGTATACTATGTACAAAGTCATATAACTTATTAAACTCTACAAACGGTAGAATTACCTTAAACTATAAACCACCTAGAGGTCCGCATAAAGTGAATGAAGCGGCTGATAACTTACTCGTTGTGTGGGATATTTTAATGCAAGGATATAGAAATATTAATATGAATCAAGCTGATCTAATAAAACAGTATCCGGCTGATGATTCTTTTTGGACGTATTTTAACGAGAGCGTATATCCTATGTCAGGAAACCAAAAACTAGCTTTTATGAACTCATGAATATAAACTTAGAAAGAGTAAATCAAAGCTTAAAACCTTTTTTACTACAAAATATAGTAATTAAAACTGATAAGAAGATTATCAAAAAAGGTAAGCTTAAACTTTTTAAAATTAAACAGTATAATATTGCTCTTTCTCTAGAAATTGACGGTAAAATTAAAATCTATGAGATACCATACCCGTTTAAAATTGAAGGTTCGTTAGATAAGTTAATATTTAACTACCGTATAAGTTCTTTTATACCTGAGCAATTCTCTCTGTTTATAAAATTATTAGATTGCAGTTCTAAATCGAAATTTTACGACAACCTGCTTTACATATTGCCTAATAAATGAACTATACTATAATTAGGTGTGCTAACTGGACTAATTAATAGCTTCCCTTCAGGATATGATCCCAATCCAACTCAAGTAAAGCTTCTTAAGAATATTGATCAAGCGTTTACCGATGGCTATAAGTTTGTAGTCTGTAACGCTCCTACTGGATCAGGTAAATCTATGGTATCAAAAACCGTAGGTAATGTAGCTGGGCAATGTACGAAAGAATACCGCGATATAGTGACGAGTTATCTAGCTTATAAGCGAACGCAAGGAGGTAATTATGCGTATGAAGATGAGTGTAATGAAGAGAGGTCGTTCGGATGTACTGCATTAACAATTACCAAGGCTTTACAAGATCAGTATAAAGAGCTATTTAACGATGTTGAAGTGTTGAAGGGTAAGTCTAATTACAGCTGTGTAGTAGATGAGGATTACTCGGTGGAAGTAGCGCCATGTTTACATTTACCGAAACTTCGTGAGGAGTGTTGGAGTAAAAAGTGCTGCTCGTATTATGAACAGCGTAATAAAGCTTTAACTTCACGATTTAATACTCTCAACTATAATATGTTCTTTGCATTACCTGAGCATCTTAAAAAACGTGAATATTTAATTTGTGATGAAGCATCGGAGTTAGAAGATCAATTAGTTAAAGAGTTTAGTTGTACTATTAACTTTGAATTCCTCTACAAGAACGAGGTTGAAGTTAAGCCATTTCTAACTAAAAGTACTAACGTTGAAAAATGGATAAATCACTTAGTACTATCACTAAAAGAGCGTATCGATTGGTTAAAAGATGCAATTGGTAGTACGAGTAAGGTTAAAACAAAATACCTTATACAAAAGAAGAACGAGTTGGTCGCGCTTGGTAATTTGCATAGTAAACTATCACTTATATTAGAAACTTGGTATGATAGTGAGTATATTTTCGAGAGGGATAGTAAGGCTATTACCTTTATGCCTCTTAAGGTAGACAAGCTATCAAAGTATTTGTTTAAGTATGCTGATAAAGTAATTCTTATGTCAGCTACTATTATTGATTCCAAGAATTTTTGTAAGTCGTTAGGTATTGATAACTTTAAGTATATTGAAGCTGAGTCAACGTTCGATGCTAAGAATGCACCGATATATTGCAATACAAAGGTTAAGTTAAATTACTATAATATGCAAAAGAACTTACCTAAGATATGTAAGCAGATAGCTCAAATTTGTGAGTTTCATAAAAACGAAAAGGGTATTATACATTCACAGAATAAGAGTATTACTAACTTCCTATCAGAAAATCTTACTGATCGTAGATACTTAATACGCGAACCAGGTGTACGGAATGAAGTTATTTTGGAACAACATATGGAAACCGATGATCCTACTGTTCTAATATCACCATCTATGTCCTATGGGGTTGACCTCAAGGATGATCTAGCTAGATTTCAAATTATTATTAAGGCGCCGTATCTACCTACTAAAGATAAGCGTATTGAAAACTTAATGAAAGAGGATTTTGACTGGTATCAAAATAAAATGCTCTGTTCATTAATTCAAGCTTGCGGTAGAGGGATACGATCCCATAAAGATCACTGCATAACATACATTCTTGATGCCGCGATTGTAGAAAGTATAGTAAAAAACAGGCATAAACTTCCTAAATACTATCTAGACCGCTTCGCGTAATAAATATATGTAGTGCGTAAGAGGGCATACCATTTTGAAATTAAAGATCTTCTCACACAGTTTGTAGCTGCGTTTGATGATACGGTCATATCGCGTTTCGATAAAAATCGTAATGCTAAACAAAATATTGATGTAAGATATGTCTTTGCTCCTAAACAGAGAGTGATGTACGATATCGTTAATAAAGCACAAAATCTTACATTACCAGTAGTAGCGATAAACTTAACCAGTGTTTCAAGAGACGAATCTAGAGTTTTCAATAAACTAGCCCCTTCATTTATACCAGGTCAG